GATTGCGCAAGAAGTTTCTTGCTACCTGCTCCTCGTACTCTTGGATCGGCTTGTTTATATAGGCTGCAATCCTCTTCGCTGTCATTGGCTTTTGACGCTCGCCACGAACAAAGCAGCTGTCAGGAGAGAGGATGTTTGGAATACCATCTCCCTTGTCTCCTGTGAGGATATGCTCTTTCAAAGTGTGTTCTGGGTTTGTGCAGTTGATAAACTTCTTCCTGACAGGATCAAACTGAGCGACGTTTGAGAACCTTTGCAGCTGTGCAAAATCCTTGTCGCCTGATACAATCAGAATGTCCTTCTCGATGCAAAGCATCTTGCCATTCATCAACACCAGAGTGCCAATGACGTCGTCAGCTTCAGCTCCCTCTACATGAATCACTCTGTATGGGAAGAACTCATGAAGCTCAGAACGGATCTTGTTCAAGATGTCAAAGATCTGCGACCAGTCTAGCTCCGACTGCTCTCGCGATTTCTTACGGTTTGCCTTGTAGTATTTGAAGATGTCACGGCGCCACGAATGCTTGGAATCGCAAGCAATGATCATTTCGCCGTAGTCGTGGAACTTGGTTTTGATTGATCGAAGTGTGTTGAGAACCATGTGTCGAACAAGGGTCTCTTCAATCTTTGTGTTGGTATGATTCCCAATCTGTGCCATCAGATTAGAAATCGAGATCTGATTCAGGTCTACAATAATCATCACTTCCTCATCACGTATTTATGTCGATTCAACAGTATCCTCGTCCATCAATTCAATCGACTGATCTGCAAACTGCTGCAGAGGATGATACCTGTTCTGTGTTCGCATGATTGCAGACTGGATAGAAGCTGCAATGACAGCTATATCCTTTGGGTTGTCAACAACAATCCCGTAGATGTTCATTCGTGATAGAAGGAATGGGACAAACTCCTCCAGAAACACATCCAACATTGCATCCTTGAATTCCTCAAGCCGCCTGTCTGCATCCTCCTTGTCGACGGGAGCGTGCCATGTTGCCTTCGGGAAGTTCACGACATTTTTCATCTGTGATGTCCTTTGATGATTGACGAAAGCAACGAATTCCACTGGGCACCTCTGGTAGACCAGCTGTAGAATGAATCAGCATACAGCTTCTGTCCCTTGAGGAGGTTACGCACAGCATCCGACTGTTCGTTGATGATTGCCTGCTCAACAACATTGTAGAGCACGGCAGCATGATCTCTTTGGTTTTCATGCCACTGATACATCATTGTCCAATTAGCTGCTGTCTCGTACAACGCTCCATAGTTTGGGTGAATGCAAATGAGTTCTGCACTCATTGCTTCCATCAGAGCCCTGCAGCTAGTCTCAAGCCAAATAGACGGATAGACAAAGATGTGTGAGCGAGCCAGGGCTGCTCTCACTGTCTCCTGATCGGCAAATCCATGATACGTGATCTGAGGGTGATTGCGGCAACGCTCAAACAGCGCCTCGTACTGCTCGTCCCTTTGAGCCCAGCCGTAAATCTTGAAGCTGGAGAACACATCAAGGTGAATGTGCTTATACTTCTCGGCAAGCTTCTCAAAGACAGGAACAAGGATTTGCAGTCCACGATGTGGTGTCGTGTGATATATTAAGCGAATCTGGTTTGTCTCACTGAGAGGTGTCTTCAGGTGGACATTTTCAATTGGATCGATGGCATTGAGCATGACCTCGCCCTTGTACCAAGGGAAACCGTAGTACTTCTGGAAGTTCTGCATCTGCCAGTTAGAGACGAAGACGAGCTTCTCGAACATATTCCAGTTACCAGACTTGATACAGTCTGATTCTGGATCTCCTGGCAGGTCATGTGCCCAGTAGATGTTGGGCATTCCCACTAGACACCCTCTGAAGCGAGAGGGGATGATGTTAACCTTATCAAGCAGCTCAGGATCTACATACTTCTTGAGCCCTTCGCACATCAACTCCGTGCCACCCTTAGAGTTGACGCCAATCTCGTTGGTTGAAATGGGCATGTTAACCTTCTCCATACAGGATCTTGCGGATGTTTGGTGGGGTGTAGTTAGGACCCTTCATCACCTTGCCAGCTTCATTGCGAATCGGCTTGCCATCTTCACCGAGCTTGGTCATGTTCGATTGATGAACTTCCTTGAATAGGGCATCGGCATCCATGCCAAACGCCACAGCCGTTCCGTACACAACGTAGAGAAGATCAGCAATCGCATCCCCCACTTCGACAGGATCGTTGTCTTCAATTGCTTCGCAGAGCTCGTGCAGTTCTTCTGCGATTAGATGTGCGCGTAGTGTTGTCGTTATTTCATCTGGCCACGTTAGCTGCGTGGGAACGTCCTGGCCAAATGCCTTCATGAATTCCTTAACACGTTCAAAATTAGTCATTCCAACCTCCATAAAAAACGATGGCCTCTTTCGAGGCCATCGAATCAAGCCTGTCTGGTGATATATGTAGTTCTCAGCTTCTCAGGGGAGAAGAACTCTTCCACAGTGCTCTTGACGACATTGTTGTCAAAAGGCTTGCAAGAGAACACATCGAAGTATGCATCACCAGTGTCATCACAGAAGTGAGCACAGATGTTGCTGGTCTCGATCAGCTGGACCAGAGTGTAGCCAGTCTTGTCTTCCTTGCCGAAATGAACGACCTGAGGATCCCCATAAGGGACCATGTCGATGCGACGGACAAGCGTGCGAGCGAAGGCGCTAATGTTTCCAGCGTCCTTGATTAGATCCTTGGCGCATGCCTTTGCATCAAGAATGAGGTGATATCCCCAGTACTGTTCAGACATTGACATTGATTTTCAGTGCTCCTCTTTTTATTTGCTTGATTTGATGGATGTTGGGGTTGAATACGCTGACGATGTGATCACTGCCCTTGAATGGGTCGCAATCACCACAAACGAAGATATCAATTGCAGCGTATTTGTATTCAGGCCAAGTGTGTACAGAGATGTGACTCTCGGCAAGAGAAATCACTCCGGTTACTCCATAGTTAGGCCCAAAGTCGTGGAATTTGTGGTTGAGAACGCGGGCACCTGTAACAACAGCTGCCTGCAATAGGCTATCACGAACAAACGATTCGTTTTTCAAGAGCTCAGGATCAACCCCATCAAGCTCAATGATCAAATGCGTACCCAGTTGTCGTCGAACTGGATCTAGTGTTCCTGGAACAGACTCAACTTCTCGTGTATCCATATCATACAATCCTCAATCAGTAGTTGAAACGTCTGTTATTTATAACCAGGAGAAGGCGAGGCGGCCTCTCGACCGCCTCGCTGGCTTTGCTCAGGCAGCGGCGCGCTGAGCGGCAAGCGCACGGTAACCAGCCGCAAGAACACGGCGAGAGACGGTACCGTAGTGGTACTTGTACTTCACTCGACCCTTCGTATCAACCTTACGATTCAGGTAGATCGAGTAGCCATGGACCATACGGAGGTCCGAAACGGCCTTACGGGCCGAGTTGGTCGAAGCAAAGCCAAACATTGCAGCAATCTGCTTTGCAGTCAGATCACGACCCTCGAACACAAGGGCGTTAGCAACGCGAGCAATCTTCGGAAGAGTCATAGTCATATTCAAAACCTCACAAGTTAGAGTTGACTAGCAATCAGCTAGTAGTTGCATCATACCTTTTTACTTGAACCCTTCAACAACTATCTGTTTTTTTCAGTAAAACCAGACAGCCACTGCAATGAATACCCACACCCAGAACGCCACACAAATTAGCGCAGCGAGCGCGTGTGAGAGGGCTCGTATCATTGCATCACCGAACTCCATCGTTACCTCGGGTAGCGTTCGCCATGAGGGAGTTCCTCGAACGAGATCACACTCGACACAGTGAACGATCTCCACTGACTCTTGTCGAGGTCCCAAACTGACACTGTGTTGTCGTTGGGAGCCTTGACTCTGTCTGTGCGCTTCTCGTAGGCAGGAACAACACTCTCTTCAAGAGTGCAGTTCATCTCCCTCTCTTCGCCATTCACCTTAGAGAACACAACCTTACAGGGACCAGCCTTTAGCCTGGTCACGTATTCACCTTTCGTCATCTCTTACACTCCGGTTTCTGTGATCATCTAAAATCCTTCTTCCCTCTGCCTGAAGAAAGTCGTTGTAGCGTTGAGCAGCAATAGCTTGCTCAAGCTTGTTTCGTTTTTCTCGCTTTGCTTTTAGCTGGTCGGGATGCCAACCCAGCGACTTCAGATACTTCTCGTGGTCCTGTCGAACCTTGACTAGCTTCTTGTTCACACTTCACTCCATACTTACAGATGTAGTAGCTGTCAATGATGTCGGAAGAAGGATTCCATTGCGATGGAGAAAGCTGTAACATATTCTTCACATCAAGTCCACACTGATCAATGAAGCTGGTGTTCATTGCCTCTTTGTTCGAGTTGCCTTTTCCTGTGGCAAACTTCTTGATCACGGTGGGAGGGACTGTTGTGAACGGAAACTTGTATAGGAACAAGTAGTGTTTCAGCAACCCAGCATTCTCTGCAATGTTGAACACTCTCCCAGTAGACGCATATGAGTAGTCTTCGATGAAAATCCTTTGAGGATTAAACTTGCCTATGATACCCAAAGCCCAGTTTGTGATGTTCAAGTATCTTTGTTCGTTGGAAGACCAGGGACTGTGAAGGGTCCCTTCAAAGCGATCGTTCATTGAAACGATTCGCTTGTTGTCTGTTAGGAAAAAGAACTTGCATTCATTGACATCAACTGTCAACGATTCGGTGTAGCAGATTGCTGGAGATGTCAGGCTGTAGTCAATCCCTATGATCTTCATCTTCGTCGTATAGAAGTTCTTCGATGTCTAATTGATCTTCGATCTCACTGCCACAGAACGGGCAAAACTGCACACTCTGTTCATCTGCATCAACTAGATCACTGATCACCTCAAAATCTGCAGAACAAACCGAGCAAACGTGATTGGGGTCTGATGACATTTGATCCTCTCTTAGTTCTTTGCCCAAACCTCTTCCCAGCTTCCAGTCAGCGCACCCTTCGCATAGTCGGTTGCTCTGTTCTCAAAGAAGTTCGTGTGGATTGGGCTGTTGATCATTTCTTCTACCCATGGCAGCGGATTCTTCTTGACCTTGAAGATTCCCTTCATCCCCATGGATATCAGCCTTCTATCAGCTATGTATCTGATGTAGGTCTTGAGGTCCTCGGATGTTAGGTTTTCCATTGGACCGTTAGCAAATGCTACGTCGATGAACTTGTCTTCGAGCTCTACCATCTTTGTTGCAATGTTGTAGATGTCGCCCTTCAGCTCATCCTTCCATATGTCTCTGTTCTCTTCGATGAACGTCCTGAACAGCTTGATCATCGATTCACAGTGCATCGTCTCATCGACAATCGACCACGTGATGATCTGACCCATTCCCCTCATCTTGCCGTGTCGAGGGAAGTTCAGTAGCATGATGAAGCTAGAGAACAACTGCATGCCCTCTGTGAAGGCAGAGAACGCGGCAATCTGCTGTGCAATCGTCTTCTTGTCCTGGCCTGCAATCGACTGGAAGTAGTCGTGCTTGTCTCTCATTGCCTGGTAGTCAAGGAAATCGCTGTATGTCGTCTCTGGCATGCCAAGTGTTTCAATCAGGTGAGAGTATGCAGCAACGTGTAGAGCCTCTCTTGCAGCAAACCCAGTCAACATCATGCGGATCTCTGGCTGTGGAAAGTATGGAAGGTAGTTGTTGACATAACCACCAGCAACGTCGATGTCCCCTTGCGTGAAGAACCTGAAGATGTTCGTGAGGAAGGTCTGCTCAGCATCGGTGAGGCGTCGCTTCCAGTCATTGACGTCCTCCATCATCGGCACTTCCGTATGAAGCCAATGACTCTGCTCGTGCTTCAGCCACGCATCATAGGCCCACGGATAGACAAAAGGCTTGAAGTAAGAACGTTGATCCGTCAGTTTGATTTTTCTCTTTGCTATCATCTGGTCCTCATTGGTACATGACTGTGGTTGTGTCGCCAAGCGCCCACTTGGCATTCGCTTCTACGCTGTATGTCTTTGTGCAAACCTTGAAGTCAGGGAACTTCAACTTCTCTGGGTTAGATGCAGGATCAAGGAAGATTGTCCTGTTGTTTGGTTGTGCTGCATACTGCCCGTTGTCTAGCTGGATGAAGTTAAACGATTTATGGTCCTCAGGCGACTCTGAATATGTTGTGTCAAGAACATTTGAATCAGGGCACGCATTGTCGGCTGTGAACATATACGTTCCAGAGTACCATTGTTTGTCCTTTGCAAAGAACTTCGCAGTCAGGTTTGTGAAGAACGCCTTCCTTGTCAATGCAATGTTGTGGCTGAAACAGTTCCATATCTGCAGATAGTCAAGAGGAAGAAACGCTTGTGGATCGAGGTTTGTTGTCCTTGAAACAAACGCATGCAATGGAAGCTTATCATACAAAGCGCCATACTGAGGAAGATAAGCTTCAATCCTGAATGCCTGTCCTCTCAACGACTTCAGTGCAATCCAGATGCAAGGAGTGTACTCTCCGCGACCCTTTTGAAAGTCATAGAGAAACTCATTGCGAATGAATGACTGGACTGGCGGGAGATTTGCCACAAGGAATGACATCTCAACCCTCACAAGCCAAGCAAGAGTCGCCTTCGGCAAGCGACTTGATATCGACTTCTTCGATCACCTTTCGCTCAATCTGCTTAGAGACCTTATCTGCTCTGGCAACCTTGTCAGATCTGCAATAGTATAGGGTCTTCAGACCCTTCTTCCATGCAAGGAAGTGTACGATGTGTAGGTACTTGACACTTGCATCTGGGGGGAAGAACAGATTGACAGACTGTCCCTGATCGATGTAGTTCTGTCTGAACGCAGCGTGGTCAACGATCCATCTCTGATCAATTTCCATTGCAGTCTTAAACACACTCTTCTCGTAGTCATCGAGGATGTCAAGATGCTGGACAGAGCCATCATTGGCAATGATCGAGCGCCAGACTTCGTTGACATCAATTCCCTTCTCTGCACAGCGCTCCTGAAGGAGCTTGTCGAGGTGCTTGTTCTTGTTGAGGAAAGCACCCGACATCGTGTCTTGTCTGTATGCATTTGCCCTGAATGGCTCGATGCTAGGGCTTGTGTTGCCCATCAAGATTGATGAACTTGCGTTAGGAGCAATCGCCATCATGTGGCTGAATCTCAACCCTGTTCCTGCCGCATCTGGAGCTTCACCACGCTCGGTGGCAAGCTGTCTGTTTGCCTTCCAGAGCAGCTTGTTGATGTGGCCAAACATCCTGTTGTTTGCTGCGATTGCTAGCGGTGACTCGAACGGGATGTTGTTCTTTTGTAGATAAGCGTGGAAGCCGAGAGCACCAACACCAATGCTCCGTTCACGGCTAGCAGAGTATCTTGCTCTCTGAACGCTGTCAGGAGCATGATCAATGAAATACCCAAGAACGTTGTCGAGCATCTCTGCAACGTCCCGAAGAAAAAGTTCGTCGTCTTTCCAATCATCAAAGTACTCCAGATTCACAGAAGACAGACAGCAAACGGCTGTACGCTCTTCATTAGTTGGCAAAATGATCTCACTGCACAGGTTGGACTGCTGGACCCTGAGACCCTTGTCCTTCAGCCACTTTGGTAGATGCTTGTTGCTTGTGTCAATGAAATGAAGATAGGGCTCGCCAGTCTGCATTCTCAGCTCGAGGATCTTCTGCCAGAGCTTCCTTGCAGAGACGGTTTCCTTTGTCTTGCGAGTGTGAGGATCAATTAGGTTCCAGTCGTCGCTTGCACTTGAATGAACCATGCAGCGTTCGATGATCTCCATGAATGAATCGGGAATGTTGATGCCATGATGAAGATTCAAAGCACGGATGTTTTGATCTCCAGTCGGCTTTCTCATCTCTAGAAAAAGCTCAATATCCGGATGTGAAATATCCAGGTAAGCTGCGTAGCTTCCGCGTCTAGTCCTGCCCTGTCTGTAGGCGAGGCAGCTTGCATCGTATGTCTTGAGATGCGGCATGACGCCAGTAGACTTGTCATCAGACGAACGAATGCCGATACCGATTCCAACTCCGCCTCCCATCATTGAAAGCCAGTTTGTCTCAGACAGATTGTGAACAAGACCCTCTGCGCTGTCGTCAATGTAGTTGAGGAAGCACGAGATAGGAAGGCCCTTTGCTGTCCTGCCAAAAGACAGGATCGGCGTAGAGAAGCTCAGCCAATGCTTTGACGAATAGTCGTAGAGACGCTGTGCGTGCTCTGGATTAGAACCAAATGCCTTGGAAACATATGCAAACCTCTCCTGAGGAGAAACCTCACCTTCCATCATGTATGATTCACGAAGACGCTTGACACCAAGCGTGTCGAATAGGCTGTCTCTCTCAGGATTGATTTGTACCATCTGTGTCTTCCTTCTTCGTTAGGTATTTCCAGCAAACAGGAAACAGCCTGCTTGCTTGCAATGAAATCTCTGCTGCAATGTATCTTACTTCAGCCTGTGCGTGTTCGTCTAGACGCAGATTACAGACTCTTGCAAATGCCAGCAACGACCCTGACCAGTACCACTCGGTGAACATGCTTTGAGGAAGCACAGCTCTTGCTTGCTCTGGACACACGCCCTTTGCAAGCATCAGATTATATGAGTCGATTGCGTGTCGTACAGCATCATTGTAAACGTAATCAATAGCCATGTCATTATGAGGATCTTGAACAAGTGTATCCTTGCTTCCCTGTTTCTTGTTCTCAGCACGCTCTCGCCACTCACGCGTAGTCCAGCATTCTACGTTTGTGTCAACATACCTACGCGAGATTTCATTCCAAGCAAGTCCAACTTGATGCTTGCCAAGCTGACGGGCAACAAAGATTGGAGCCTTGATGTAGAACTGCAGTGATGCATGTGCAAATGGGATGATGTGGTTGTGTTCAGCAAGATACTTGATCAGCCTCTCATCCTTGTCAGCAACAACCGGAACATTTGTAGTCACATGCTGTCTTGAACCATAGCCAATGCTGTGATACTCTTCGGCGGCAACATGCTTTCCAAACGAAACACGAGCAGCATTGACAATCGTGTAGTCATCTCCCATGTGGTCGATCAACTCGACCTTCATACCATTTGCATCAGGGATATACATTCAGCACCTCTTCCATTGATTCAATTCAGCAATGCCAGCAAGACCCTCGACTGTGTTTAAAGAGATCAACATCTGGATGTCAGATTTGGTCTTGCCAGCAAGGATCATGTCGTTGATGTCCTTCTCTTGAACACTCTCAGGCCAAAGGCAAACCTTGTATCCATTATCTAGCGCCTTCTTCATCCTCGCAACGATTTGTTTGTTTCGTCGCTCATTGTCATAGACGAATGTTGCAGACGTGATGCCAACTTCTTCGAGCTTGCTCTTTCCGATGTCTGATCCTGCCATTGCTACGGCATTGGAAAGAAACAGGCTGTCAATTGGCCCTTCTACAACATAGACGTGTTGGCTAAGGTCAACCGTGTCAAGTCCAAAAATCTTAGGCTTTGTGTCGTCGGTGACGATCGTTATATATCTGACCGGATCTGCCGGATTCAGCGATCTTCCTTGATATCCAAAGAAATCTTTTTTTCCGTCTATGAAAGGAAGAATCAGCCTGCCATGATCTTTCGCCAAAAGTTCGTCGTTAAACTTGCCAGGAACGATGGAATTCGTCCACAGGTAGAACTTTGGACAGTAGAACAATCTGTAATGGCAGCCAGGCGGAATCTTCCTGGCTTCAACATACAGTTTCGCAGGATGTGTAGGCTTGAGCTGAGACACCTTACGGAGAAGACCCAACGGAGAGTCTGCATACTTTGGTTTTGTTGGAGATGTGATAGGATCAGCAACCAGAGGATGTGAGTTGGAGTTCTTCTCAAGAATCACTTCCTTGAGGTACTCATCATGTAGCATTGGGTCGACATGCTTCAGCAAAGATGCCAAAGTCAACGTGACATTGCAGTTGTGGCAATGGTAGATCGTCTTACCATTCTTCTGGTAGATGTATCCTCGTGCCTTCCGCTTGTTCTTCTGGGAGTCACCGCAGACAGGACATCTGCAGTTGACAGTCCTCTCGTCCTTTCTTGAGAACCTGTCGAGTCTGTTTGATAGAAGACCAACGAACCTATTGTCGATCCAAAGCATATACTAAACCTCCAGAGTTGCAGGAGGATTATACATGCCCTTTTTAATGCGTCAACTGGTTACTTAAAGAACGGTAGGTTTATCTTGGAAAGGACAAAGCCAACAACAGCAGATGCTCCTACAACCATCCAACGCCACATCTCGAGGTTCTTCAAACGAACATCAAGCTCTGCATGCTCCTTTGAATGGATCCTGCTGTCTTCTGCCATCTGCTTTCTGATTGAGTCAAACTTCTCGTTGACTTCGATCCGTCTAGATTCAAGCAGCTTGAATATCTCCTGCTCGATCTTGATGCTTCTTTCAATCTTCTCATCGTGCACAGCAAGCAGCTGGTTTATTTGAGAGGAAACTTGAGACAGTTTGTCAATGGTGACGTCGAGCTTCTCAAACAGCATCGAAATCTGTGAGATGTCTTTCTCAAGGATGGCTAGCTTGGTGATCACGTCTTGGTCAGCCACGAGCAACAATCCTTCTTAGCATCTTCTTTTTTGTCTTCTTTCTGACCGGAGGCTCACCTTGGGGGCCAACGCCAATCCCAGCAACATCGCCTCTACCTGCTGCCATGGTAGAAACAGTCGACACCATCTCTTCTGTGAGGCTGTGAATCTGTTCCTGAAGCTTCTCCTGGAAATACACTGTGTTCTTGAGCAATTTTTGGTTGTTGTGCTCTCTGACAAGCAAGTAAGAAGCAGCGTATGCTGCAAGCTGTGAAGTTCCTCCAGGAACCTTTGCCAGCAGTTGTTTCAGTCTTGCTGTTATCCTGTCAAAGTAACCGAATGAGTTTGACTGAGATTGTGTCAGCTTGTTTGAAGGGATCAGCTGATTGCCTTCTTTGTCAATCACACCTTGCTTGTAGGCGTCCCATTGATCGAATGGTGTGATGATTCTCTTGAGGAACTGATATGTCATATAGTAGTCATTTACGTTAGGCATGTCATATCTTCCTAAGAACTTCTACTATGTGTGGATCCATAGTGATACTACTACTGATCACATTCTCGTTTGTCAGTCCAATGTTCTCAACCACTTCTGGCATCACGCCCAACAAAACCAAGAAAGGCTTCAGCTCTCTTTTGTACTCACTTAACTTCAAAAACAACATCCTGGTAGCAGGCTCTGGGCCAAACAAGTTGTATAGTGTCACCAGATGATTTATTATCAATCGCTCTTTGAGGTCGTTTGTTTCTTGGTACTTCCTGAAAAGTCTTTTCAGGTATTTGAAACGGTTGAGATCCTCATAGAACTCGACAGTGTCATAACACTGTTTGTTGTCATAGTGTTTAGCAGCATATAGAAGAAAGTTCGAATCATCTAGTTTGTCACGAGGCATTTCAGAATGAGGATAGTGAAACCCTCTTCAATGTGTTGTTGGCAACTGCAATGTAAAGATAGCTAGTGTCAAAGAAGATTGTCCCTTTTGTCACAGTAATGCCACTGTTTGCAGGTGAGACATTCCTAATGACAACATTTGCTGCCGAGTTGCCAAAAAGATTTCCAACTGTCACCTTCTTTGTTTCTGGTGTGGTTCCAGAAGGGTCGTCTACAATGACAAGCAAGTCGTCTGCTGACGGTGCTGTCAATGCAGTAAGTTCGGAAATCTTTTTGGCGCGATCAGTCATTGTAAACTACTTTCTATCAGGCGTCTGGGATTCTGGTGTCGTCAGATGCATCGCCAGTCATTGAACCCATTGCAACCAGCGTCTCGTACTGGACTCTGCCAGCTCTGCCACCAGTTCCAAGTGTTCTTACAACCCAACCTGCGTGTGTAGATCCCTTTGCACCGCTCAGAACAGCAACTGCAGTTGCTGTTTCACCAGTCAGCGAGTGGCCGGTTTCTGAAACAGAGGCTGTCAGGTCAAGGTTTGCCCCACCTGATGTTGCTGCAAGCTTGACAACAGTCGTGTTTGAGAACGAGATGTAGTAAAAGCTTGCGTTTGATAGAGGGCTGATTGCGGTGTTGCCTGCTGCAACAAGATACTGGACTCTGTCACCAGCAAGGAACAAGCTGTTTGCTGATGTCAGTGTGATTGTGTCGTTTGTGTTTGAAACTGCTGTCAATGCGTTGAATGTAACAGCAGTTGGAGGTGCAATGGTTAGTATAGGTGCAGATGTGTACCCAATACCATTGTTTGTGAAGTTGATTGCTGAGATTCTTCCAGTTGAGTTTGCCTGAGCATTGCCTGTTGCTGCTGTGGTGAATCCAAGACCACCAGAAACTGTCAGTGTTGCGTTGGCACCGTAACCCGAACCTCTGCTTGTGAAGACAACTTCTCTGACTGCACCATTGCTGACACCAGCTTCTGTTGCGTCAACGCCAAACTGACCAACCGTGATCCCGGTGACGTAAGCATCAGCTGTTACGTTACCGAAAAACGCAGACTGGTTAGTTGAGTTTGCTGTCTTGTTGTATTGTGCAACAGCCCAAAGCACTGAGTTTGCTGCGCTGTCGTCATTCTTCCATTGTGACATTGTACTAAATCCTTTCTTGTTTCTTTGTATTTATTAGTGTCATTCTTTCAACATATCTAACAAATACTTAGAATCCTTGAAGAACACAGTATTGCTAGTCCCATGACTAATCAAGTTGTTTGTCTCGACTTCAGAGAGAAACTGCTTGGCTTCTTGTCTTTGAACATGCGACTCTTGCTGTTTGACAGCCTCATCTCTCAGCTGGGCAAATGTCTTGGTATCAGTCCGTATCTCGGGCTTTCCTTGATCACCCGAGAATACTATTGACCCTTTGATCTCAATTCCCATGATACTTTTCAAAGTAAGACATCAGGTGCTTAGGTGACTTTGAGACAGAGTGGTGTAGACTGTCTTTTTCGTCAGCTGTTCTCAACGAGTTATAGTGGTTTAGGAACGCTGATGCCACGTGAGCTGGAACCTTTGCCTTCTCGCCGTTATCGAACTCAACGTCCTTCTTGCCTCTCATCGAGACAGACTTTCTCATCTGCATGACGAAGTTTTCTCTGTCTTCATCTTCTGGAGCCTGGCCTACTGGAAGAGGATTTTTGCGTGGACGACCGCGCTTTGCCTCATCAAGCTCAACCTCTTCCTTCTTCAGCTTCTTGTATGCCAGAGCCATGCCCTTTTCTCTTCTGGCCTGGATGCCTTTCAGAAACTTAGATTCTTCACCCCACTTCTTGCTGCGCTTAGGATCATCAAACTCCAGATCCTTTTCTTGATGCTGCGCACGCTCTGCTGATCTACGGGTGATGTCTCTATCCTGAGTAGCAGCTCTGAGATATTTGTTCAGGGCAGGCTTGCTGATCTCATCGAGCTCAACCTCTTCCTTGACGCCCTGACTTCTCATTGAAGCAGCCTGACCTTGATGATACTTGTGCATGGCCTTAGCCTGCAGTCTTCTGCGAGCTGACAAACCAGTCTTCATTTCATGTGCCCAAAAATCAGCAGCGCGATTATGACCCTCAGCAGAGTCCTGATCCTTTGAAGGTTCTGAATGTGCCGTGTCTGTTCTCCACTTCATCTTTGCCTCATCAAGCTCAACCTCTTCGACCTTTAGCTCTGTCTTTGGCTTCTTGACGACGATTTTTCTACCACCTGGTGTGGTTCTCGTTTCAGAGGCTCTATCAGCACGAAGCGTCTCTGGATCTGTCTTCATTTCTCCGAGCTCGACCTCTTCTTTCTTCAGCTTCCCGGTTGCCTTCAGGTCTTTGAGCATTGCGATGCGATCTCTGTACCCCTTGACACCTGGCTGAATGTCCTTAGCAGCATCACGCTGCGCTTTTGTAGGATTCACTGCATGCTTCATTGTCGTGGCAGCTTGGTGCGATTCACCAGACTTGTTCTGGACTTCTTCTTTCATCTTCTTTTTCTTTGGGTGATTCATGTGGCTTTCGCTCTGAAGCACCTGCATCTCGTTGATTGAAACGTGCTTCTCGATTCCATGATCGAACATCACGTCATACCATGCAATTGTTCCCTGATCGTCTGGCTCTGCATGCTGGCTGTGGATCGTCTTGCCTTCACCAAACTGCTCGTGCTTGACGTGAACTGCACACTGATGCTTGTAGCTGTTACCTGGAGTGTCGGTTGCTTCCTTGATGCCAAACATCTTGTTGTAGTGAGCTTGGCCTTTACTCCAATGATCTGAATGCAGGTTATACTCACCTCTCAACTTGCTCGTCGTTGTGTTCATCTTCTTTGCAAGGTCATCCATCGTCATCTTTCCTGTGCGGACTGCATGGAAATCAGAAGGTTTGATTTCCTTCTGTTCAATTGCTTCCTTCGCAACAACACCACGGCCAACAAGAACGTCCTTGTGCGTGATCTTGTTCTTTGGAGGAGCCATGGCAGCGAGTCTCTTTTCTTTCTCGTTTCTTGGCTTTGAACCTGCTGCCTCAGAAAGCATCTGAGGCTTGTCATTTGTCTCAACTGTTTCTGTCAGTGTGCCTTCCATGTCCCTTGCAACGGTCTCGCAGATCGTGGCAAGTGTCGAGTTCATCGTCTTTTTCATCACATACTCTTTGACAAACACAGGCAGGGTGACGCCCTGATCCTTGTTGTGTGTGAAGAATAGCGAAGAAGCCTGTTCAATTAGGCTCTTGATCTCCTGTTCCTGTGAGTTAACAATCACAGATCTGACGGTGTTGATCACGCTTTCGTTTAGGCTGAACAGCTTATTTGACATGGTAGAATCCTTGCAAGGGTTTGGTTGCCTGTATTTATATTTTAGTCGCCATCAATGATTTTGAGCTTTCGCTGAGCTCTAAGACCGCGGCTTCTGATGAATTCTGGTAGGTTATCGATGTCTTGATCTCTCTTCTCGTACTTGTCAGGATCGGTTGGCACTCTGGTGAACCTTTCCTTGGAAAGAGGGTCTTCGTTTGGCTTGAGCTCAGCATCAAGAGGCTTGTGCTTTGAAACAATGTTGTTGAGATTCTTCTTGATGTAGTCGTGCTCTTTGGAGAGATTAAGTTTCTTTGCATGGCCAGCAATTTGATCTACAAGCTTCTTTGCCTGATCAACATCAGCATCACTTGCTACGCCAGAAAGAGACACCTTCTTTTCAATTGCAAACAGTTTGTCGTGTGCAATGACAGATTTTTCAACTTCATCAGGGCTCGATTGCTTGGGAAGCTTAGAATACAGCTTCTGAGCTGGCATGCTCATCTCAAAGTGCTTTGATCTGTACCCTCCAGCAACGACCTGATCGTTTGGATCAGTTTCTACTTTGGCTTCAGAGAGCTTTCTTGTTAGCAGGCCTCTGATTGTGCTTTCCAGCGATCTATATTTCATTTGAGTGTTGCCTTCAACATCCATTCGTGTTTCTTGTGTGCTGCAATTCTGTCCTGCAAGAAGTTGGCAAATCCAGACGTCTCAGAAGATGCGTTTGCTTGCTCGAAGGCTGCAATTAGCGATCCAATCACCTTGTCATTATCAACGAGGAGATTGCGGATCATGTCAACCTGTGATGGAATTGTATCAGACTGGCTGATGTTGGTGATCTCAGCCATTCTAAGCAATGTGCCTGGAGCATATGCACCCAACGTTCTAATGAACTCGGCAAATGGGTCTACAGCTCCGTAGACCTCTGAGTAAATCTTTTCGAAGAACTCATGGATCATTGGAAACAGATTACCCTCTACGTTCCAATGATAGTAGTGTGTCTTCAGGTAGAATGAAAACGTGTCTGCAAATGCAACCTTTGCAGATTCAACAATGTTTGCCATCTATCAATCCTTTTTCCAAACCTTTGCAACTGCTTTGTCGACGAGAGACTTGATCCAAATTGGCTGAGGAAGAACATTCCATCCAACCAAAAGGCCAAGGACAAACCAGAAAACCTCTTTGCTGATTAGAAGTGCAAGTACTACGAGAATGAAGTCCATTTGCGTTCTCCTTATACCTTACGATGAATGTGTGCGTCTGCATCTTCCATGTCTGTGTCTGGAAGCTTGGCCTGAGGCCTGCTTGCAAATCCAGAAGACTGAGATGATCCACTATATGATGTATTTAGAGGAGGTGAAAACGGACGGCTCATGCCTGGTGAACTCATACCCATTCCACCCATGCTATTCATACCGCCCATGTTCATTCCTGCATTCATGCCAGCCATCTTCTCTTGGCCTCTAGACCAGGCAGCAACACCAAGGACTGCACCCATTGCAAGGTGATAGAGACCAGCACCTTGCAGTGTGATTGGGTTCCACTGACTGGTCACCTGACCATTGCTTGCTGCTTGAAGAATGCTCCAGAGAACAGGGAATAGAATGAAGTCCATCGAGCAGGTAATCATGTAAACCCAGCCCATCATAGGGCGCCACTTCTTGCTCATCCAGTCTTCTGCTGGTTTTCCGTCTTGGGTCTTCAGCTCGGTTGAAACTTCAGGCATGTTGTCCTCTCAAAAAATCTTCCAGAATGACTTTTTCTCTTCTGGCTTTTCTTCCTTTGGTTCTTCCACCTTCTTTCCATAATAATCTTTGTACGCAATGATTACTTGTTGCTGCTGAACAATGAAACGTCTTAGTTCGGCTGTGTTGACACTGAGTGATTCATACCCAGTTGGTGTCAATGCAAACAACACAAACACCTGACCCTTGTCCTCAAAGTCCTTCATCACAAAGTTGATGTTGTCCTTGTTGATCACAACCCACTCAAATGGAACCTGAT